TCCTCTGAGTTCTCAGGTTTCGCATTTTCATTCTTTTCTTTTTCAGCCATAGTATTGCCTCCATTATCTGCATCTAACTGCTTTGATTGATTTATTAACTCATTTATCAAGTCTCTGGCTTTTTCAAGCACGTTTCTGTTTTGTTTGCTGATAGCCCGACCTTCTTTCACCACCACACTATCATTCTTAACACTGCAAGAGTTATCCACACAGGGATTTTCCACTAAGGAAACCGTGAACCCTATCGGGTCCTCTAAGTCTTTGATTAAAACCCGGTCTTTACGGGCAGCGTGTAACTTTTCAGCGTCTTTCTTTGATAATGCAGTAACAGAATATGCGATCTGGCCTTTCTCAGCCTTTTCCATTAATTCAGGGTCAGTTATCATACTTTTAACCACCCACGTACCGGCAGGGTATTCCCGTTCAATACCTTCAATGTTCTTCATTACCCGGGGTTCAGGGAGTAAATAGGACTCCACCGGGGCACCAACGGTTTTATGAGTTTGGAAAAAATTATGGTCTTTATCCACTAAGCGGTAGTTTAAAAGGTATTCATGAGCCATTTTAGCAACTTTCTCAGGGGTTAAGATTTCCTCTCCATTTTCATAGTCACAGTCAGGTTCCCCTGGGATTAGAACTGTTCCTGTGAACAGTACATGATCTTTTGATTTTTTAACACTCAGAACCCGGCTTTTAAGAGTTTTGAAGTTGTTTTCTTCTTTGTTCTCTTTTTTCAATGTTATTCATGCCTCCAGATTATCCTTCATAATTTCTTAATCAATTCTTTTTTTTTAACATGATCCCGTTCATATCCCCCCTTTTAAAACTCTAAAATGTCACGTGGAATGCTAAAATTAGGAATACGCACTATCTCAGCTTCAGTAAAGTAAGGCACCCCGGGAGGGGCCATAAAACCAAGTGGCATAATATACGGAACAGTAGTGCACCGGCAGTTAATCCATTCACTAATAGAGCCGTTCCTATCCCCCGGGTATAACAGGCCATTCTTGAAGGGCCGGCCTACTTGAACTATCTGCCCGTGGAGGTCTTGATGAGTTGCACGTACCCGGGCATCCTGTCCAGTCCACCATTGATGATATTCAATGTTATAATCATAATAAGTTTGGAAACTGCCCTGATTCTGGCTACTGTTAATCTCAGTCCGAGCTATACGCCGGGCTTCATAGGTTTTCAGCTGCCTGAATAGTTTTTGAATCCTCCGGGCTCCGTCTTTAACCCCCCACCCTTCTTGGTAGGTTTCCGCTAGCACCTTTGTAATATTCTGCGTGACTCTGGCCATGGTGCGGGCTGAAGCGGTGAAAGTCTTATTAGCTAGGTTAGTGTAAACATTCTGATTAAAATCAGTTAATGTGAGTTGCTTTCCCCGGCTTAATTGATGATTTATGAGGTTTATTGTGGATTCCCGGCCGTTCCTGAAAGCTTTTATATTCTCATACAGGACAATTTCACTATACTTCTTTTCTAAAGGTATGAGGGGTGCTAGTATGTCATGAACTTGGAAGGATAATATTTCAGAGGGGTTGTAAACTTTCAGGTATTCTTTCAGGATTTGTTTTTCAGCTGCGGAGAATAATTTGCTAAGTTTACCAGCTAAAGCGTTTTCTGCGGCTAACCGCATCTGATACTCTGTTTCTAAGCCAGTTAAAAGCGTTCTTGAAAGCCCCGCTTTCATTGTCTTCTTGTAAGCCATCATTTAACCCTCCCATGTCTTCATCATATTCCCCTAGTATGCTACCGGTGCCCGGAGGGTCAGCGGATTCATTATAAACCATGTCCAGGGGACGGCCGTGGAGGTAGTATTCATCTAGGTAAGGGTTCCCGGGATCGTCATGGAGTCCGAACCTTTCTCCAAAGTATTGTATCATTTCCCGGGGTGTCATACTGGCTCTGTCAAAGAGTTGGCCTGCGATCTTAATGTCCTGGTTCATGTCTCTTATGTCCATTTCACTGATTTTAAACTGCCAATCTGAAACTCCTAGTTCGTTCCGGATTAGTAGGTTGATGTCATGTTCATCATCACTCTGAAGGGGTTCTATTACACTGTTCTTATATATCCGGGTTGCTTCAGCGGTGTTAGTGCTACCTAGGGCGCCGGTTTCATTGAGTCCAATACGATAAGCGGGAACTCTGTGAGCGGCTAGTACTTCATCCCGGTTATCTTTCCTGAATAAGCGGAAACTGGCTTCTTTGGTTTCTACGCTTAATGGTTTTAACTCTATTTTAACGTTACCCTCTTCACCCTCTGAGGGAACTATGATTGAAACGGCACTGTGAGGGTTTTTCATTACTTCTTTAATCTGTTGCCCTATTTTATAGCGTAAAGTTTTAGTTTCATCATATTCGGGGTCATTAGGGTCGGTGATTCCGGGGTCAAAGTCCCCACTCACCATGAGTGCAAAGGCGGGCATTCCATAGTTTTTGAAGAAGGTTGTGTTATATTCAGCCCGGCTTATATCTCCATGAATAGCTCTTATAGCGGGGATAATCTTGGGTAACCCATAATAATGACTCTTAGGAGTGTAATCCATCCTCCAGAGTAATTCATTAGCCCTTTCCTCTGGCTTTAAACTGTTGTACCGGTGAATTTCTCCAGTCTTAGCGTGAACGTCCACTGGCCGGCCATTTACAAAGTTTTTACCGTACAATACAAACCATACAGTATCTTTCCCTACCTGTTGCTTAACTCTCATCCCGTCTTTATGCCGTCTTAAATGCTGTGCGGGTATATGTGAAAGACTCACAATATCGGAACGGCTTCTTTTTTCCCGTATTATCTCCAGAACACCATAACCCATACTCCGACGGTCATAATTCCTTTTATAAAGGAGGGTGTTAATCCCCTCAGGAATGTTTTCTAGGAACTCTTCAACCCGCTTCTTATTGTCAGGGGACCCTTCAACTCCTTCAACTCCTTTCAGGGTATAACCAAGACCCCCGGCATCCCGGGCCACGGTATCACAGCAATCACTATGGAAAGTGTTTAGCTCTAATAATTCGCAGAGTTGTTCCGGGTCATATAATGGTTCGTGGAGGGATTCATAGTCAAAACCATCACTTTTGATTTGTTTACTTCCTTCGCTGTCAGTGTCAGCTTTTATACTGTACTGTTCCAGAACGTCCCTGCCAACTATATCCCACCCCCCATCATTTGTGGTGACTATGAAGGCATCAGGGCCGCCTTTACTTTTCTTATTCATACTATCACCTTCCGCCGTGGTCTTAGGAAGTGCCGGGCACTGCCGGTGCAAGTGTCAACTATATCATCTTCCCCTCCATCTTCCCCCGTGAAGGCAACCAGTTGATCCACTAATTTCTGATTCCAATGAGCTTTAACCATTTTAACCTTCCTGTCTTCAGCTAATGACTCTAAATCAAAAGCTCTGACTTTTTTGCTTAACATGACTTTATCTGATTTAATCCTGTACCCTTTGAGTTCCCGTGTTCTTCTGAATTTTTTTATTAAGAGTTTCGATCCGCTTCCGGGTTCCTGTTCTACTTTGATTGATACTTTTTTCCCGTCTTTCAGGCAGGTCCTGGTGAATGTTCTCAGGACTTTGCTACTGCTGAATTTTCCATGGATTAAGTCTATGAGGTAGAGGGTATCCCCATCATATCCACTTAGTAACCCGCTGGTGCCGTCTCCAGCGTCAGCACTGGCTCCAAAGTCCCAGTACCTTAAAAGGGGTATATCTTGGGGTACGGCCTCTGGGGGTATGGTGCAGGTTAGTTTGTGG